GTACCTGATCTGAACCCACGCACCGTCTGCGTCGTTAGGGATAAAATACTGAAAAGATCGATCTTCGGTAATACGTGCCATAAGTTAGTCCTCTTGGTGGGATGTTCTAAAAAGTGTTATCAGTTACGCAAGTGCCGACAAGGCGACTCGCTTCCAGGTTGTTGACGTCCCGTCTGCTGCAGTACAGATGTACAGGTAACTGCCGTCAGTACGCATGTCCATAGGCTTGGCCTGCATGTCGGCTGTACTTCCAACACCGGCGCGCTCGGTACCGAGTGTCGCCGCGTCGAAAAGGTTTCCGGCGTCTGTAAAGGTTTCGGTGGTAACAATTGAATTGCCAGCGACTCCTGCTCTATGTGCGGTAAGCACGGCCGCATTAGTGGCGAACGCTGCGCATGTAACGTAAAAGTTTTTTGCGTTGTAGCCGTCGGTACCGTTTATGGCTGCAACAACAGCGGCTTGCGTATTGGCTAACGCTGCCCCTATAAGGATTTTACCTGAGCCAGCTGCTTCAGCGAACTCGTAAGTCTGTGCGCCTATGGTCATGGTGTCGCCTGCCGTCGGCTGAGCAGCCAGTGTCAGTTCACCTTGAGCGGCAATGCAGTTTACGGGAACTGCCAACGTACTCGGTAAACGTCGTCCAATAGACGTCGTACCGTTTTTTCCTCTTTGTAATTTGTCAGACATTACAACCTCCAAAAGGTGTCCCCTCCGCCTGAACTCCCACCAGAGAGAACAGGCTTCAGGGACATGGATGATTAACAGGCGGTGGACAGCTCCTCTACCTCAATTGCAGTAGCACCGTGTAGTTGAGTGGCTGCGATACCTGAGAACGCGGGCACTGTAGCGGCATCACCTACGTCTAACGTAAAGTGCATAGTCTGACCGTTCAGCTCGTTAGCCTCAAGGTACAACGGGTTAAGACCATCAACGTAGTCCGCAAGAATAACGTCGCCAACCTCAAAACCAAGTGCCGCCCAGTTAGTGCTGTCATGAACAGCAGTGGCACGAGTGGAACCAGACTGCGCAGTGAACGTAATAGCAGCACCACCACCTACTGGAGTGTGTGCGCAAAACAGGACACTGGAGCCTGCCGGCAAGATTTGCAACGAGTTCTGGAACAACTCGTTTTTGCTCTGCACCGATGGAGCACCGAACGTGCCAATATAGTAACCGCCACCGGGATCGTTGATTTTATCGAGTGCCGCAAAGTCACAGTTCTGTTTCAGGTAGAACCGCAGTGTGGTAAGCGGAGTTGAGTTAAGGGCAGCAGCCTGAAAGATGACCTGAGACTGATTGCCTGGGATATAGTTCATGGTGACGTCTATTGCCTGGTACGCACCACCTGACGGAACAACAAGATCGATTCGACGTCCCATCTCGGACACCGTAATCGTAGACATGTCGAAACCGAGTGGCAATGTCAAACCGACGAGACCGCTAACGATCTTTTGCGTTGACATCGCGGCGTCCAGTACGAGTGCCGCTGCTTGGGCAACTAAAAAGTTGACCGGATTAATCTTTACAGCCATTTTATTTCTCCTTTAACATAGCGATTGCTCGCCAGTTACGAAAGTGTACGGAACGAGCAGTACCTGCACGAACCAGCTTTCCATGTTCGGTGCGGCATGCAACTGGGGCATACCAAACGGGACACCGTCTATCTCCTTGTTACTGAATAACGCTGCAACAGTCTTAGCGATGACTAGCGACCGCTCGGTACCAGTGTCCTTTGCAGTGAAAATGTTGAACACCATGTTGCCGTTGGCAAGGACGTGACTGTCCGCCATCGCCAGTTCCGCAAAGCTCATTGACTCGTCCGAATGCCCTAAGTTCTCAAAGTCAGTCGGTTGCATATGAACGCTTATCCATTCGCTAAGCTCTGTAGTATCGAGTGGCACGTTCTCATACTTAACCGCTGTGAGACTGTAAGAACTGGCCAACAGTTCCTCTGCCACTCGCCGTGGCGATGTTAGATCTAGCATCACTTAATTCCTTTGAAGCGTTGCTCCAGATACTTGTTGATCTTTGGTACGGCACTTTGCACCATGCCGAAACCACGAGTATACTCCAAGTCCTCGATGTACTCCACGTTGTTAGAAATGATCAACGCGTTATTAACCCGAATGTCGAACTTGACCGGAGGCGCGTCAGGTTCCTTGTACACACGTTTCTTACTTTTTACTACTGGCTTGGTTGAATCCAACACGCGATCTGTCGTTAGCAACCAAGAGGCACGTGCTCGTCCGGTTAGTACTGGTGTTCCTGCGGTAGTGAGTCCCCAGCCGTAAATGCCGGCAGCCTCGATAGTGGTATTTATCTGCTTGAGAAGTGCCTTCTCCTCTTCGTCAAGCTCCTTCTTAAACTTGATGACGTTGCTCATGTCGCAACCTCCGGTTTCCTTGCTACGTACAAGATATACAACGCCTTGTACATGTCGTGCTCAAGTTCGCGGATTTTGTACCGTTTAAGATCGCCAGCAGGTTTTATGATGTGACCTGCTTCTGGTTCGATCAATAGGTCCATACCTGCAACGAGCACGACTCTGTTTTCCTTCAACAGTTCGGGATCAGCGGCTACTGCTGCGCTTGTTTTGATCATCGAAGCTGCCATGTCGTCAAACACCATGTAAGCCTGATGCTCGGTTTCGGGTGCTGTCACGACACCAGTTGTTGGATCGTAAGACGGGATAGGCACGAACAACGAACTTTTCCCGTTCTCCTTGGCGAACTTCTCAATTATCTCCTTTGCCTTGATTCGAAAACGTTGTCCTGGTGTCATGTACGTTCCGCCCAAACTGCGCCACTTGTTTTACGGGTGCAATACACGCCCATAAGATCGTTGGCGTACGACCTCCTGGCGTTCGCAGTATCGGACCAACTTCCATGCTCAAACTTTACTGCCGTTTTGAGCGGACCGACTGTATCGCTCGTTTCAGTAACTCTCCCCTCCCCTGACGCAACAACCGATGGATCGCTGTACAGGTTTCCGACGTAGTCAGCCAATGCAAAATAGCAGCACGCCTCTTTGATATCGTCGGGGATCGTGTCGCCGTCACTCCAGTCCACATCGCTACACGTCCATTTTGTTTGCATATGCACTGAGGCCTTGGCGATGTGGACGGCCTTTATGTCGTCGGTAAGTGCTACCCAGTCTGCGAAACTAGATAGCACTACGTCGGACTCGGCTGGTGTGACGATTGCTTTATTTAACGCCATCACGCACCTCTTAACTGGAAGTCAATTATTCGGCAGTGATACCACCACCAGTCTCACTGGTCCACAAGAACGCAATCTTGATTTTCTTGCGGTGCAGTTTACGATCCCAGTTAGCGGCCAACATCATGTCGGCAGGACATGGCCACAATGCGTCACCACTGTTAAGACCAGGAATGGAACCTGATGCTACGGAACCTGTTACGGTATTGTCAAGCCAGGTGTATCCATCAACGTGAACGGCAAACTGCTGACGTGTGATCAGGTGTTCCTCGCCAGAACCAACACCGGAACGAGGCTCTCTCCATACCTCGGACGGGATAATATTGTTCGTGGAGTTACCGAACGATACGACATTGGGCATTGCCAGGATCGTCATAACGGTGCCGTTTTTGGTGGGCACATTGTCGGTCACGATCATACGAGTCCGGCCAAAGTACTCGAAATAAATAGCAGGATTCGTTGCGCTCGGGATGGTATCGATCAACTGTGCTTTGCGCAGGGTAAACGCCACTTTGCTATGACAGATCATGATACCGCCTATGTCTGCAGCATCGCCAAGTGTTGCAAAACCGTCAAGGATCAGCTCATCGGTTACGGCAGCTGTGCCATCACCTGCAACCATGTCTCCGCCATCGTTTGCGATGTTGTCCTCTGCAATACCGATCAGACAGGCTGCGGTATAGATGTCGAAAAAGCGTGCCCAGTAACCATCTACGTAGCCAGCCAATGCGCCAACAGGGTCCTGGACCCAGGAGATAGCTTTGATGATCTCGCGCTGACCGAAACTAAAGTTCACCATCGTCTTAACGGCGTCGTACATGTACGTGCTGTTAGAGTTGGGAACAAGGTTCGTTGAGCTGTCATCCGGGTAGCCAGGATTATGCACACCAGCTTGCGCGGCGTTACCTTGAGTTGACGGATTGGCGAAGTCGTTCCAACCTACCCGGTTAATTTTTCGACCTTCACCCGCACCTACCATGCTTGCGAGTTTGGGGTCCACATACACCATGCCCGAGTTCCAGACGGCTGCTTTACGGATCGACGTATTAACGAGCGCGTTGTCAACCATGTCTTGGGCGTAAATTTCGGTTAAGGTATTAAGTGCCATTTT